ACGGGGTCAAGATTTTTGAGCGCTGGATAGACTCAAGGTATGCGAACACCACCGTCGCCGGCACCCGCGAGCAATCCACCACCCTCCTCGAGGAACTCGAAGATGTCGGCATGTCCTTCCGATCCTGTCCCGGCGAGAACATCGAGGAAGGCGTCGGCCTCATCAACAACGCATTGTTTTATGACGAAGAAGCACCCATCGACCACACCAACGCGCCTCGGCTCTATATCTCCGAGTGCTGCACCAACACCATCTGGGCCCTTAAAGAATGGACCGGCACCGACGGCCAAAAAGGCGCCAGCAAAGACCCCATCGACTGCCTTAGATACTTACTCACCTCAGGAGTCGGCAATGTGGAAGGAGGTCGGCTCCATGTCACCGGAGGAGGTGCCTATTAAACGCCGCACGCTCCGCAAACGCGATGTCATGGACCTCCTCGGCATTTCGGAGCGCACCTACAAGACCTACCTCGAAGTCGGCCTCCTGCACCCGCTCCCCGCGCCCCGGCAGAAACGCCACACCTTCAGCCTCGCAGCCATCATCAAAAAATTCCAACTCGCCTGACCTTATGATCACCCTAAAAAAAACCACCCGCTACATGCTGCCAGACCGCCTCGACGAAGACGACATGGCGACCGCGCTGTGCATGCCCGGCAGCAAGCCGCTCGTCGTGCAGGCCGTCCTCCAAGTCCTCCGCGACCACATCGACGACGCCGTCGAGTTGGTCGGCAGCATCAAGACCGCCACCGAGCACGGCCAGATCGCCCACTGCGCCGGAGCCCTCGACGCCCTGCGCGGCTTTGAGTCCGACCTCCTCCAGCGCATTGACGAAGCGAGCAAGAAGATGTAGAAAACTTTCGGCGGTCATTGAGGGCATGCCGTCTCGCCGTTCCCAGTGGGTAAGCGAGGCGACCATGAGCGACCTGAGCCGTCGGACCTTTTTCAGCCCAGCGAACCGTCAAGTAATCCTTGGCGGTTCGCTTTTTTCTGCCGTTATAGGTCGGTCGATGCCTGTTTCTGCCGCTCTGGGTGCGGCTCTATAGATTTCCAGAATTCTGTCGTCATTCTGAATTTCAACGAGCCCCTGTGCCGCTCGCCCCAGAAGGCACTGACCCACTTGGTTGGAAACCATGACGCCAGACACAAACGACACCCCAATGACGCTCTCCGACATTGCAGCCGAAATCGGCTTCGATCTCGAAGAGATAACCCCGCAGGAACAACCCGCCGCCGAGGAGACCGAAGCCGCGCCAGAAGCGCAGCCAGAGGCCACCGAGACGGAGGACGCCTCAGCGGAAACTGATCTTTCACAGGATACCGACGAAAACACTGACGACGACAGCGACGCCGAGTCCGAAGAGGACAAAGACGACGCCGAGCCGGAAGAGGAAAAGAACCCCGTCCCCGAGAAGCTCCTTAAGCGCATCGACAAAATCACGGCCAAGCGCCGCGAGGCTGAAGAACGCGCCGAGACGCTCGAGAGCGAGGTCAGCGAGCTGCGAGCCAAACTCGACGCCACCGTTCCCATCCAAGTTACGCCCACTGCCAGCGACCCGCTCGCCGATGTGGAAACGCCCGAGCAACTCGAAGACCGGGTTGCCACCGCGAAGAAAATCCGCGCTTGGGCCATCAAGAATTTGGAAGGCGGCACCGTCCAGAATGCCGCCGGCGAGGATGTCTACTACGAGCCCTCCCAGGTTCGTGAATACCTCGCCACCGCCGACGAGCTCCTCACCGAGCACGCCCCCAAGCGCAAGGAATGGATCTCGCAGCGCAGCATGGTCCTCAACGAAGCCAAGGCCGTCTACCCGGCTCTGTTCAAGGCAGGCACCCAAGAGCACGAAAGCCTCTTGGCCACCATCAAAGCCCATCCCTACCTCAAAAATCTCCCCCAACTCGAGATGATCGTGGGAGACGCGATGGAAGGCATGAAGCTCCGCTTCGCCCGTGCCGAGGCCGCCCAGAAAAAAGCCGCAGCGTCCAAGACCGAGTCGAAATCCCCCGTGAAGACCAGCAACCCGCCCAGCCCTGCAAAAGGTGCCCGAGTGCCCGCCCAAGACATAGCGAACCGCGAAGGAGCAAGAAACCTGCTCACTCGAGGATCCGCACTGAAGACCGACGACATCGCCGCGTTCCTTGAAGGAGCGCTCTAACCCCCCAAATCCAAACCAACCCCCCCTTAACACAATGCCCGCAACACTCATCACCTCCCAAACTGGCATCCGCCAGGACCTCTCCGACCTCATCGCAGTCGTGGACGCCAAATCATGCCCCGTCGTCTCCATGGCGAAGAAGGGCGCTGAACCCATCAACCCCCTCACCCAGTGGCAAGCCGACGCCTTCGGCACTCCAACGCTCGCCGGTGTCCTCTCGAACTCGGATGTCACCGCTTCCGACTACGAAGACCAAGCCGCGAATCGCGTGCTCCTCTCGGCCCGCATTCAGAAGTTCCGCCGCGTTCCCTCTGTGGACGATCTGGCGAACACCGTTTCTGAGGTAGCAGGAATCGGCAAAAAGAAAGAAATGGCCCGCGCCGTCAGCAAATCCCTCGAGATGCTCAAGCGCGACATGGAAGCCACATTCTGCTCGGACCAAAACTCCCGCGAGCAGAGCGGTGCGAATAGTTACCTCACCCGTGGCCTCGGTCGTTGGATCCAGAGCACTGCGCAAGGTGACCTCCCCGTCAACGCCAACTACCTGACCCCTGCTGGCTCGATCAACGCGACCGCCACAGCGAGCCTCACTGAAAACAACATCCAGGACATGCTCCAGAGCATCTACTCCCAGACCGGCAAGGTTTCGACCTACAGCCTCGTCTGCGGACCGACGCTCAAGCGCCAGTTCACATCCTTCACCCGCACTCAGTTCGCCAGCACCAATGTTGCCTCGGCAATCCGCGTGTTGAACCAGAAGGACGAGAATAAAATCGTCTCGACGGTGGATATCTTCGAGGGCGACTTCGGCACTCTCGAGCTCATCCCATCGCTCTTCCTGGCCGCTGATGCGACCACCAACGCAGCCGCTGTGCAAAACGGCCGTGGCTATGTCCTCGACATGGACATGGTCGAGCTCCGCTACAACCGCAAGCCCCGCTTCCAAGAGCTGGAAGACCGTGGCGGTGGTCCACGCGGCATCGTGGACGCGATCTGCGCCCTCTGCGTCAAGAGCCCTCTGGCTCTCGGCAAGTTCGCACCGACAGCCTAATCCAGCCTCCCCCGCATAGGCCCTACGGAGGGGCGCTCACCACCCTCCAGATAAACCCTGAGCGCCCCTCCCAATGCGGGACAATTTTCTAAATGTCCGACCTCGCAGTAGAACTCGAAGCCGATCTTGGTGACCTCGCCCCGCTGGTCACTGAGGAACTCCGCACCGGCTGGCACGCCAGCATGGTCAACGCCGAGATGCGCCAGCAGCGCATCAAAGCCGCCAGCGACCGCATTGCCGCAGCCCGCAGCACGGTCGAAGGAATCGGCCAGCACACCATGTCCGTCGATTTCGATTCCTACATCTACTGGAACAACCTCTACCCCGGTTGCTGGAAGGACAAAGGATTCCGCGAGGAATTCAAAAAAGCCAACCCCCACACCGTCGTCACCACCACCGCCAAGCCGACCATCGTCGTCCAATGAAATCCTCGGACATCTCAGAAATCATCGGCCTCGTCGAAGAAGCGGAGACCGACGCCGCGAACTACTGGTCGCGCAAAAATCTCAACTACAACCAGCGCTTCTGCCTCTGGCCGGGGCAAGACGACACCGGCCGCAAATACTCGTCGAACCTCGGCAAAAACGCATTCCCATGGGATGGGGCGAGTGATTCGCGCATACGGCTTTCCGATATGTTAATTAATGAGCGCGTGCGGCTTATGAAGAATTCCTTCACCCGCGCCCGTCTCGCTGTGATGCCCACCGAGACGACCGACATCATGGCCGGCCGCAAAGTCGAGACCGTCATCCAGTGGATCCTCAATTCCCACTGCGCAGCCATGACCAAGCGCGAGATCGAACTCGCCGCAAACATCCGCGAGACCTACGGCCTCGCCGTCATGGGCGTTTTCTGGCGCCGCACCACTCGCAACGAAAAACTCACTTTCACGCTCGAGTCTCTCCAGATGCAATACATGGAGACCGGCGACCCTCAGATCGCCATGATGATCGAGGCCATCCTCGACCCCACGCAGGAAGAAGCCGTGGCCCGCGAGATGGATCTCCTGCTCCCTGGCCAAGGCACCGCAGCCAATGTCCGCAAGCTCCGCGAAACCGGAGCGTTTGAATACGACTCGCCCTACATCTTCGAGAACCTCCCCGACTGGCAAGCCTACGAGCCGTGGGAGGACATCATCTTCCCGCCCTCCACCTACGACCTCCAGCGGGCACCCTTCATCGCCTGCCGCGAGCTATTGCGCGAAGACGAACTCCGCGAGCGCGAAGTCACCGAGGACTACGACCCACGCTGGATCGAAGAAGCCGTGAAGCACAAAGGCATCTCCCGCCGCACCGGCCGCAACATGTATCGCATCACCGATACATTCCTGCTCTCCGACGACCGCGACATGATCGAGGTCTGGCGCGTCTACCAGAAAAAGTGGAACGAAAAAATCGGCGCCATGGAGGTCATCTGCACCCACATTCAGCCCAGCGTTGTAGACCGCGTCGCCAAGTCCGAGGCCATGGGCTACGAGCACGGTCAGTATCCCTTCATCGAGCTACCCCTCGAGCGCACCAGTCGCCCCCTCATTGAGGCCCGAGGCGTGCCCGAGCTCGTCGCCAGCCAGCAGAGCGAGATCAAGGTGCAACGCGATTACCGTAGTGACCGCGCCTCACTGACCATTCTCCCTCCCCTTAAAATCCCGGCCTCGAGAGGAAAAATGGAAATCGTGCTCGGCCCTGCCAAGATGCTCCCAGAGCGTCGCCCCGGCGAATTCCAATGGATGGCCCCGCCTGTGAATGACATGGGCACCATTGAAATCGAAGCCGCCACCCGTCGCGATGTGGACGAGTATTTCGGCATTCCCCGCGCCGACATGGCCCCGCAGCGGGCACTGCTCGCCCAGCAGGATCTGGTCGATACCTGGCTCGCCGACATGGCCCTCATCCTCGGCCAGACATTCCAACTCTGTCAGCAATACCTCGACGATATCCAATTCGTGCGAGTCGCCGGCGGACTGCCTACACCCTTCCGCGCCAGCCGCCAGGATATCCAAGGCAAATACGATCTCCGCCTCGACTTCGACGCCCGCACGCTCGACTCCGAGGCTCTCAAAATCAAGCTGCAAGGGCTCACGCAGCTCATCCCCCTCGACACGCAAGGCGTCATCGACCGCGCCGGTCTCGTCAAATTCCTCTTCGGCTCCATCGACCCCAATCTCTCCGAGCTCCTCATCCGCGACGCTGAGGCCGCCAGCCAGCAAGAGATCGACGACGAGCAGGTCCAGTTCACCAAAATCGCCGCAGGCACCGAGCCGCCACTCAAAGGCGAAGGGCAAAACTTCCAGCTCCGTTTGCAGACGCTGCAAAACATCATCCAGAGCAACCCGGCCATCCAGCAGCGCCTGCAACAAGACCAAATCTTCGCCGCCATGCTCAACGCCCGCATGGAATCCTTCGCCTTCCAGGTCCAACAACAGCAAAACGCCCAAATCGGCCGAGTCGGCGCCCAGCCTGGTCTCCAGAAAGTCGCCGAAGAAATGCAAGGAGGCGCACAATGAAGGCCACGCCCTACCGCACCGTCCGCGATGGCGTCATCAGCCGCATGGGCATCGACCCCGCGCAGCCGCTCATGGCTTCTCAAGCCACGGCGCTGGCGGAGTATTTGACCACCGCTGCCGCGACGGCATGGACTTTCTTTGATTGGCCGGAGACGAACTACACCGAGAAGCGTGTTGTGCTGGGCACTGGCTTTGCCGAAGGAGGCTACACCTACGAGCACGATTACCAGGGCACGACCTCCTACATTGGCCGCGCTGTGCAGGGCTCGGAATTTTCCGACCTTGTGTGGCGCATCAAGCGGGTGAGCACCACGACAAGCGGCGAGGTTTCCAATATCGACACCGCGCTCAATGTCGCGTGGAACGACCGCGCCACGGCAACCTATGTCGAGGATTCCGGCAACGAGGCTCCCGAGGATGCGTTGCCCTACATTCCGCTCATCCAGACAGGCCAGACGCCTATCGGCAATGTTGTCGCGGTTTATTCCGACAAGCCGAGCGAGTATGCCATCACGCAGAAATTGGAGTTCGTCATCACCGGCGACAGCCTCGTCATCATCGACGAGAACTATGTCTCGGGTCCGGTGTATGTGGAGTTCTCGCTGCCTCAGCCAAAATTCACCAGCACCGCGTTCAACTCCTCCAACACCTACTCCGCTGGCGACCTCGTTTACTACAACTCGACCGGCGATTGCTACGAAGCCCTCGCCGACACGACCGGCAATCTCCCGACGAATGAGGAGTTCTGGCTACGCCACCGCATCCCCGCCTTCCTCGCTGATTACCTTAAATTTTACGCACTCGCCGAAACGCTTTCCGAGGACGGCCAGATGGACAAAGCCAACTACCAGTTCTCCCGCGCCGAAGGCATCCTGCAACAACGCATGGATGACGCGTGGTTGAGAAAAGGCGAGGTCCGACGCTACTCCGCCAGCTTCCAATAACCACCCCCTTGACACCCTCTCCCATAATAAAAATAACGACATGAGTAACCCCACAATTCAGATCGCCGCCCGCAACACCGCTGGAATTGTCCAGCCCGTCCAAGCCACACCAGATGGGGCTCTGCGGGTGAGCACAGGTTTTCCCACTCCCGCTTATACGAAGTATGAAAATGTTCGTTTCACATCCCCCGCGACGAACAACACAAGCTATGTCGATTTCACTTTCAACGGCACCTCGGTAGCCCGAATCGTGAATACCTATTTCGGAGCCAACCCCCCCACAGCAGACAACGCCGAACTCCGTAGCGCCGAGATTAAATTCCCGCCCTATACCTAATGTCGCAGGTTTTTTTCAATCCCTTTTCCGGCGCGGCGCAAAACATCGCTCTGCCCCAGCTCGACTCAGCGGGCCAGATCAGTGGCTCGATGATCCCCGACGACTTTGACGATGTGCAGCGCTTCGACTCCGTGGCCGATTTCCCGAACCCCGGCACCGTCGCCCGCATTTACTTTCCCGCAGATACCAACATCCCGCACCGCTGGGATGTGGACACCCTTTCCTACAAGCCCATCTCGTCCGACACGGACGGCGGTGAGTTTTAGGCAACCCCCGCAGTAACAACCCCCAATACCCCCCAAAACATCATGGCTAATACCCTACGCATTAAACGCAGATTGACAGGTGCCTCCGGCGCCCCTACCGGCCTCGCTCTCGGCGAGTTGGCCCATAGCTTCGTTGACGACAAACTCTGGATCGGCAATGGCTCGACCTCAGTTGTCATCGGCGGCGAAGGCCACTTCGCTACCAACGCCGACCTCGCATCCGAAGTCTCGACGCTGAACTCCAGCATCAGCTCCGAAAACTCCCGCGCCGTCGCAGCGGAGCAAGCCCTCGGAACTCGCATCGACAATGTGTTGAGCAATGTCACCCCCGGTTCGCTCGACTCCCTCACAGAGGTTGTCACAGCCTTCCAGGCCGCAGACTCCAACCTCAACGGAGCCATCACCACCCTCGCCAATAGCGCCTCCAGCGCCCTCAGCTCGGCCGTGGCGACACTCGAAGCAGCCGACAGCGCCCTCGACGGACGCCTCGACACCGCAGAGAGCGACATCAACGCGCTTGAGAGCCGCGCCACGACCATCGAAGGCGACGCCTCCGCTCTGGCCGCACGCGTCACCACAGCCGAAGGCGACATCAACGCCATCGAGTCAGCAGCCACAGCCCTTGCAGGCCGTGTGTCAACTGCCGAAGGTGACATCAACTCCATCGAATCCGCAGCGACAGCCCTCACAGGCCGCGTCTCCACTTTGGAGACCACCGCAGCAGGACTCGGCACGATGTCCACGCAGAATGCCAACAATGTCGCCATCACCGGCGGCAGCATCGACGGCATCAGCTTCGACGGCGGCAGCTTCTAAGCTCCCCTCCCTCCCCACAGCGGCGGTGCGGTTCCAACCCGCCCGCCGCCCCAGGGCCCCTTTCTTAAAACTTAATCCTTAAAACTTAAAACTTCCCAAATGGCCACGGTCATAAAACTCCTGCGAAGCACGGTTCCCGGCCGAGTCCCTACAGCCGCGCAAGTGGCGCAGGGTCAACTCGCCCTCAACCTCCCCGACCGGCGCTTGTATTCAAAGGACCAAAACAACGAAGTTTTCAGAATAGCCCGTCCCCGCGACCCCTCGGACTACCAACTCCTGCACGCTGCGGACGGCAACCACCTCTACCTCGGCCGCCTCGCCTGGGCAGACTACCCCGCCTCCGGCCCCGCCGAGGACGCCGCAGAGTGGACCATCTACAAAATCACCACCAACGCCGCAGGCGATGTCTCCTCGGAGCAATCCGCAGTCGGGCAGTGGTCTTCCAAAGAAACTCTAACCTACTCATAATATGCAAGCCACCAACCCAATCGAAATCGACGGAAAATCCTACCCGCTCTATTCGCTCAATTTAATCGTCAGCGGCTCATACAATGCCGAGGGTCAACCAGACGCCTCTGTCGTCTGCAACCTCGTTCCCACGCGCATCGACGGCGACATGGTGGAAACCGCCCCGCAGCACGCCCTCAACATCCGCCTCGGCAAGCTCGATCAAGCCGACGAGCCGACTCTCGCAGCCGTGACAGCAATTCACGCCGCACTCCAAACATTCATCATCTCGAAAGGAATCTAATATTATGGCAACAGCACGCGCAATCGCCTCCGGCAACTGGTCCGCCACCGGCACATGGAACGGTGGTGTCCTGCCCGGCAACGGCGACACCGTTTATGCAAACGGGTTCACGGTCACCATCGATCAAAACATCGACATCGGTGGAGCCAACAACCCCATCGTCAATGCCGGATCATTCGTGAGCGGTCAATGGTATGAGATCACATCCTCCGGCACGACGACCTTTCCCGGCGCAGCCTCAAATGCGGTCGGCACAATTTTCCAAGCCAACGGTGTAGGATCGGGAACCGGCCAAGCTCGCGCCCGCGCTACCCTGACCACGGCTACAAATACCGCCGCAGGAGCAACAACGGGTGGAGGTGGTTTTGTTATGAACACTGTGCGGAATCTAACTACTGATATTCGCGCAGGGACTACATTATGTTTTGATTTAACAGCCTCCAGTGAAACACTAAATATTAATTCACTATTTTTGATTGGCGGGTCTTCCACGAATGCTAATGCGGTGAGAAATAGCGGAGCCGCTTCTATTAGCGTCACCGCATCAACGCTATTGGCTGGCACCGGCGCTTCCACCATGGCTATTGCAAATAATGGCACTGGAAACATTTCGATTTCTGGCGGATCAATTAGTGCTGGCGGGGGGAACCCAGGCATATGCGTCGCCAACGGATCTGCTACAGGAACAATTTCATTAAGCCTTTGCACAATAACAGGCGGTGGGTCAGGCGTTAACAATGTTGCCGTAAACAATGGTTCGTCTGGAAATATTACGATAAGTTCTTCAACGCTTGTTGCAGGCTCAAGTTTCGGGGCAATCAACAATGCACAAACAGGAACAATATCAGTAAATTCAAGCACGGTGACGGCGTCATCTGGATCGGCCGCAATTTCTAACGCTTCAAGCGGAACTCTCGTTTGCACAGCTTGCACAATTACTGCCGCCAACGCCTCTGCCGCCATTTCCTCCACAAACGCCAGTGCGACCAACCGATTCAGCGGCACATTCGTCAGCTCGCAAAACGGAACTCAGCCTATTAACGCAACTCGTTGGATTCTTAATAGCAGCCCTACAGCCAGCTACATCCAACACGCTCTTGACGGCATCAACTCAAGCTCATTCGTCCGTTTCTACACAGCCGACAACAACCTCGGCCAAGCCAACCCGACGGATGTCCGCAGCGGCGTAAGCTACGCATCCGGCGCCCTCGCCGGACGCCTCACCGTCCCCGCTCGCGGATCGGTGGCGTTGAGCGTCAACTACGGCCCGTCGATGCCATTCACGGCAACCCGCAGCGGCACGACCGCAACGGCAACCTTGGCGTATAGCTACCCGCTCGTCGTTGGTGACCAGATCACCGTGACCGGCGCATCGAACTCCGAGTGGAACAGCACCTACACCATCGCCTCGGTCGTGAGCGGAACATCGGTCACATTCACCGTGCCGGATACGCACAGCGTCACCGCAGGCACAGGCGCAACAATGCAGACCACCGGCACAGCCGTCCTCGATCCCGCTGCCGTGGCAAGCGCAGTCTGGGGTGCAGGCAGCCGCACCATCACGGGCGGGCTTGTGGATACCGCGACAACGCTCACAAATGCGCCCACGGTTCCAAGTGTAGTTCAAATCCGTCAGGAAATGGACGCCAACAGCGTCAAGCTTGCTAATCTCGACGCCGCAGTTTCCAGTCGATCAACCCTCACCGCCGCGCAAGTCAACGCCGAAGCGGACACAGCCCTTGCCGATGTCGGCCTCACAAGCACCGTTACCGGGCGCATCGATACCGCTATTTCATCAAGGCTCTCGCCATCCGGCACGCTTGCCGTTGTGACCACTCTCACCAACGCGCCGACCGTCCCAAGTGCAACCGATATTGCCACACAGGTTCGCACCGAACTTGCCACCGAACTGGCCCGAGTGGATGCCGCCGTGAGCACCCGCCTCGCAGGCAGCTCCTACACCGCACCAGCAAACAGCGACATCTCGGCCATCAAAGCCAAAACCGACAACCTGCCTGCCTCACCAGCAGCGACCGGAGACATTCCTACAGCCGCGCAGAACGCCACCGCCGTCTGGTCCAAACCGGCAAATGAATTGACGGTGGCAGACTCCATCGGTGAACGCGCAAAGCAACAAAGCACGGTAGCAATTACTGGCGCTCAACTCGCAGCCGCCCTCAGCTAATGGACACTCACCAAGCCAGCGCCTCGATCACCGGCCTGCTCGCTACGGCGACGGGCCTCACGGTCTCCATGCTGCCGGAGCTGGAAGCGTGGCTGCGTATCGCGTCCTTGCTCATAGGCTGTGCCGTCGGTCTCGCCTCCCTCTACGCCATTCTCCGCAACAAAAAACACCCCCATGAATAAATTCCTCTCGCACCTAAAACAACCGTCCACTTTTCGCGGCCTCGCCGTCCTCGGTGGCCTCGCTGGTTTGAGCCTTTCTCCCCAGCATTGGGAAAGTATTGGCAGCGCCGTGGCGGCGGTCATAGCCCTCATCGAGATTTTCCGCAACGAGAAGAAATGATCCATCCCGCCCAGATCGTCACCGGCCTCCTGGCGACCGCGTTTGCCGTAGGAGCCCTCCTGCTCCTCGGCGGATGCGCCAGCATGGGCTCGCCCCAAGTCTGCCTCAAGACGGACTACGGCACCTTCTGCTACGCGCTACCGGAGCTGCCAAAGCCTACATCGAGCAAATGACCTTCGACGAGCGCACCGAGCGGAATATCTCGACGCTGCACCCGGCCGCCCAGCCGAGAGCGCGAGAGTTCATGCGACTCGCGCTCGACCTCGCAGCCAAGCACGGTGTGGTAGTCCGCATCATCAGCGGCCTCCGCAGCTACGCCGAACAGGATGCGCTCTACGCCAAGGGCCGCACCACCGCAGGCCCGAAAGTCACCAACGCCCGCGCTGGCTTTTCCAACCACAATTTTGGCACAGCCTGGGACATCGGCCTTTTTAGAGGCAAAGCCTACCTCACAAACTCGCCCATCTACACCGAGATCGGCCAAGCCGCCCGCAGCCTCGGGCTCACATGGGGAGGAGATTTCAAGAGCTTTAAAGACACACCTCACTACGAAGTGCCCACCGGACTGACCCTCGCCCAAATGCGCGAGCGAGTCGCCGCAGGCAAGGATATATTTGCATGAGCGCCAAACGCAAACCCGCCACCCGCAAAGCCGTGCTGGAGCGCATCCGCAAGGAACTCGTCGATCAATTCGATGTCGGTCTCGCAGTGGTGAGTTGGGAGGAAGGCGGCGAAACATTCCACATGGATTTTAAATTTGGGAACGAATACGCGGTCGAGAAGCTCGCCGAGCGGACCAGCGACATTTTGTTCCCTATGGAAGACGACGAAGAAGAAGAGGAGGAAGAAGCATCATGAAAACATCCTGGAGTTCCATAGCCCGCGAGCAAGCTGACAAGGCGCACAAAACCGAGGTCGATGCGCTCAAAGCCAAGCTCGCTCAATACCAAGCCAGCGTTGAATCGCTGGAAAAGCAACTCGGCATCGCGCTATCGCTCGGCAAGACACGCATCCGCCCGCATCCGCTCTCCGTCTCGATGAACGACAAAGCCGAGGCCGTGGCCATCGCGCTCGCCAGCGATTGGCATGTGGAAGAGACGGTGGAAGCGGCATCGGTCAACGGCCTCAACGAATACCGCCTGCCCATCGCCAAGACCCGCATCGAAAAATTTTTCAGCACCATTTGCCGCCTCACCGAGATCGAGCGCCACGGAGCCAAGATCGACGACCTCATCCTCTGGCTTGGCGGCGATTTGATGACCGGAATGATTCACGAAGAGCTTGCTGAATCGAACTCCAAAACCCCGACGCAAGTCATCCTCTGGCTCCAAGACCGGCTCGCAGACGGACTCGCCACGCTCAAGCCTCACTTCAAGCGAATCATCATTCCCACCAGCTACGGCAACCACGGCCGCACGACCGTGAAGCCCCGCCACGCCACAGGTGCAGCGCACTCTTACGAGTGGCTTCTGTATCGCATCCTCGAAGGCCGTTTCCACGGTGACCAACAGATCGAATGGCAGATTGCGGACAGCTATTTTAACTTCATGACGGTCTATGACCGCCGCCTGCGATTCCATCATGGGGACGGTTTGAAATTTCAAGGCGGCATCGGGGGCCTCACGATCCCTACCGAAAAAGCAATAGCATCATGGAATAAGTCGCCGAACCGAGCCGACCTTGATCTCTTCGGCCACTGGCACCAATACCAGCAGAACCGCCACTGGCTCTGCAACGGCAGCCTCATCGGTTACAACGCTTACGCCCTTTCGATCAAGGCCAGCTTCGAGCCGCCCACGCAGACCTATTTCCTGCTCGATAAAAAACGCGGCCGCACCATGACCTCCCCCATCTACCTATGAGCACTTGGAAACACCTTGCCAAAAAATCCAACTCGCTCCCGCCCGGCTGGAGCAGCACCGACGAAATCGCCGCCGATCTTGATTGCGAGCCAAGCGAAGTGCCAAAAATCCTCGCCGCTTCAATCCGTGCCAACCTTGTTGAGAAAGAAAATTTCCCGCACTGGCAACCCGGCAGCAGACAACTCCTCTACCAAACCGGCTACCGGCAAAAGACCGGCAAGGTTATCTCGGAAAAAAGCCCACAAGTTTCTGACAAAACCCCAGACTCCATCCCCGGCATCCCTGACGATCTCCTGCCCAAGGTTCGCCAAAAAATCCTTGCGAACCCGCACAAAACCGCCAGCGCCATCAAAGACCTGTTTTCCACAAACAACAGAATGCGCCTAAGCGTAGCAGCCATCCGAAGCCTACTTGACAAGCATCCGCACAATAGAAAGTAGATGCCAGACGATCAGACCATAGTCGAAGGCGACGCCGGATTCCTCGGCATGGCCTCCCGCCTCAACCCGCTGCAACTCCAGCCGGGCATGGTCCAGTATGTCGAAAACATGCGCCTCGACCGAGGCGTAGCCCAGACCCGCAAAGGAGCCAAGCGGCTGGGAGATGGCATATCGGCAGGCACGCAGCCTCTTACTCTGCCCTTTGTGCTGGATGCCAATGCCCGCGTGCGCACAATCTACAGCGGCGGCATCTTCGCCAGCGGCGTTTTCAGCTCGCCAAATTACGACGATGAAAATGAATACATCGTCCTCTGCGGGCCGACCTCGGCTTTTCTTTACCGGCAAGACGAGCCTATTGAGGAGATCAACTATCCCGCCACCGGCACAGCGTCCGACGAGATCATCGAGCCAACGGACAGCGTTTCGACGATCCAAGCGTTCAACCGCTTCTACCTCTTGCGCGAGGCTGACATGACGCTCCCAGCGTGGGATTGGAAATACACCACCGCCTCGGGGATTGCCGTCTCGGGCACCACGGCCACGGTTCACATCACCGCCCATGGCCTCGCCGCCGGGCAGCGCGTGCGGATAGAGGAGGGGAGCGAAGCGGCATTTCAGGGGCATGAGTATGACATCCTCACCGCTACCACAAATTCCTTCACCATCGCCGTGCCCGCTGGCACAGCGCCAGATGTCTCCGCCGACATCGCAATCCGCCGAGTAAAGCCCCCGCTGTGGTGGGATGGATCGACGATGGAGTTTCAACGCGCCGCCTCGGGCGTGCCTGCCGAGGGCGTGACCTTCAAGACCCTGCGATCCACCGGCTGGGCCAGCTATATCGGAAACAGACTCTGGATCCCCGATGGCCGCGACACCGTGGCCATCTCGGATGTTCTTGAGCCTGATCTTTTCGACCCTTTTTTCCAATCATTCCGCGCCAACCAGGGCAGCAACGACTACCTCGTCGCCATCCACCCATGGGTCGAGGGCCAAGCGCTGGTCTTCCTACGCAACTCGATCTGGCTTGCCAACCTCGCCGACACCAGCAACGCCACCGGCACAGATTTCACGGTGGACTCCGCCGTTTCCAAGCTCACGCTCCTCACCGACGAGATCGGCTGCGTAGCCCGCCGCTCGATCCAGACGGCAGGGCAATTTGTTTTTTTCCTCTCCGACGCCGGAGTTTACCGGCTGGACACCCAGCTCGACCTAAAGCTCCGAGCCAACACCCAGCCGCTCTCGGACCCCATCGCCGACCAGATCGACGAGATCAACACCGACTACGCTCATCTCGCCGTGGGCAAGTGGTGGAACAACCGCTACTACCTCGCCGTGCCCATCGGCGAGAATGCCACAAGCAACAACACGCTTTTTCTCTGGAACGCGCTCAATTCGCAGTGGGAAAGCCGCGACACCTACGCCATCAATCTCGACGAGCTACTGGTCGCCACCTACTCCAGCCAACGCCGACTCTTCGCCGCCAGCCGCGCTGGGACGCTCTTTTTGCTTGATGAGCTGGACTACGGCGACGAAGTGCCCTACGCCAACGCGCAAGACCTCTACACCGAAATCCCCTCCGAACTCATTACCCGCCGCTACGGCTGGGGGAGCCTCAATACCAAACGCCTCACCCGAGCCAAAGCCAGCGTGCTCCTGCCAGACGCCTCCGCCTGCACGCTAGATGCCGTGACTACTGACTACGACGCTGACTTCCAAGTCGCCGCCCTGGAGAACACCACCGGGGAGGATGAAGACTACACGCTCAAAGCCCCCCTGCGCTGCAAAGCCACCGGCCTCGACCTCCGCTTCCGCACACAAAGCGGCCGCCCCATCCTCCGCCAGATCAGCGCCGAAGCCACCCGCTCCGCCCTCGACCCCACCGAAACCCGCACCCTTAATTAACCATGGCCACTATTACCAAAGGCAAAACCTTCACCAACGGCGAACTCGTCACGCCTGCCAACCTCCACCAGATGGTCGATGCCGCCACCGTCGCCAACATTGTCAACGCCGACATCTCCGCCGCCGCTGCTATTGCCGACACGAAACTTGCGCAGATCACCACGGTAGGAAAAGTGCTGCCTGCTGCGGTGCAAGGCACGGCAGTTATCACGACTGACTCGCGCCTGTCCGATGCCAGGACGCCGACCACGCACACGCACGATGATCGCTATTACACAGAGTCGGAGATCAATACTTTGCTTGCAGGTAAGCAAGCGTCTGGAAGCTATGTCACCAACGGCGGCAATGTTTCTTCAATCCAGCGCGTTACGGCCATGCCAGCCACACCTGCCGCAAACACTCTTTATATTGTTATTCCTTAAATGTCTGATATATCCACAGCGAGCGAAATACGCTTAGGCAGCCAAGCTGCTACGGAGGTTTGGTTGGGCTCGACTTTGGTATGGTCCGATTTTGTGAATCCGAAGAGCATCCCGGGCTTGTATGCATGGTATGACTCTACGCAAGGGCTTTACTCGGCAACATCAGGCGGCAGTCTTGTCACGGCAAACGGTGCGGCCATCGCCCGCTGGGAAGACCAAAGCGGCAACGGCAGACATCTCATTCAGTCCGATACTACCTATCAGCCAAAAATTCAAGCGTCCGGCCTCAATGGGAAAAATGTCGTTCATTTCACCAGCGATGTGCTGGTTTCCAATGCGGCCAATTGGGGATTGGGTCAGAACAAAGTGTTTTTCTTCTATGTGATTAAGTGGGACAGCCAGCCAGCAGACGCAACACTTATGCGGTTAAGCGACAGCGCCGCAGGGAATTTTGTATTTTTCAATTATTGGGACGGGGCCAGCTACTCATTTTATCCGCGCTTTTACACAAACGGCTTTTGGTCTCCAACTGTTGCTACTTCTACCATAGGCACGGCCTGGCAGTCGCAATATGTGCTGTTCCCGAGGGCGTCCAGTTTCCAGACATCCCTCTACAAAAACAACAGCCAAGTCGCCTCAATTAGCGCCAACGACAATAATATCAATTTCGCCAGCAACAGATACTTCGGCCTTGGAGCTAACATTACCACTGCGGCAGCCCCCAACGGGAACTACTTCGACGGCAAAATCGCCGAGTTGGCCATCTACATCACCCCGCGATCCATGACCGACCGCGACCTCACTAACCTTACCAACTACTTTTCCGCAAAATGGGCAATTTAACCCCCGCCCCCACCATGCTCCGCCCCGAGCCATACCACGCGACCAAGCTCGCCGTGCGCCGCTCTCCGTTGCACCGGTGGGGCGTCTTCGCCACGGCCCCTATTGCCAAGCACGAAGTGCTTGAGGAGGCCCCCTACGCCTGCGTGCCCAAGAAGCAACTCGCCAAAGCCCCAGCCTGCGAGACCTACAGCTACTATCTCGACGACGCCACCAGCATCATCGGCTTCGGCCTCGCCCCCCTCTACAACCACCACGACACCCCCAACGCCTGCCACGAGATCGACCAGGTAAACGAACTCATGCGGCACTACGCCCTGCGCGACATCGCCGCAGGCGAAGAGATCACCCTCAACTACGGCGCTGAAAACGCCAAGCACTTCTTAGAAAAGGAATAATCCTATGGCAATGAACATGAGCAACAGCGGCGGAGGAGGGGGAATGTCCGGCGGCGGAGGTGGCGGAGGTGGCGCGATGAGCGCAGCCCCCGCAATGAGCGCAGCCATGTCCGACAACAACATGGGCGGCAACGCCATGTCCGGCAACAACGCCATGTCAACAGGGTCAACAGGGTCAGCAATGTCCAACGCCATGAGCGGCGGCAACAACGCCATGTCCGGCGGAGGAATGTCCAGCGGCGGCATGGGTATGGGCATGAGTGCTCCGCCAGCCCCGCAGCAGCGCAGCCTCGCCGACGAGATGGCCGCGATCTCAGGCTATGCCCAAGCAAACGCCCAGGCTCAAGCCAACACCACCGTCGATACCGCAGACCGCCTCAGCGATCAGGCCATTGAGAACACCGGCGACATTGCGCAAAGACTCCAAGACAGCACCTACACCGCCGCCGCCAACCAAAACATCCGCGACGCCGGAACATCTGCCGCCCAGCTCGGGCAAAGCTACAACCAAGTCGGCCAGACTGCCGACCGTGTAGCCGCATACAACGACCCCGCCCAAGCCCGGTTGAACCAAATGGCCCTCGGCCAGCTCTACCGGCCCGACCAGATTTCCTCCCAAAATGTCGCCGCCGACCAAGTGACCGGCTCTCGCGTTGCTAATGTGGGCCAGATGGACTACGCCCGCCTCGGCCAAGTTGCCGATGTCCAAGGCCCAGCAGGCTACACGCCTGACCAAATCCGCGCCCAACGCATCCGCGCCGCTCAAGCGGGGGCCGTGGCCGATGTCAACGCCCAGCAAATAAACGCCGCCAGCACCGGAGGCATCGAGCGTGTCGGAGGCACACAGGTATCCTCGGTGGACCCCATGCAAGCCGCTCGCATCCGCCGCACGCAGGATGTCGCATCCCGCGACATCCGCGCCAGCGCCGCCGAGCGTGGCCTTATGGATGAAGCCCGAGGCAATGGACTCTATGGGCAACTCCGCGATCAAGCCAGCAACGACCTCGCCCTCGGCCGGTCCCTCTCCGCCGAGCAAAGCCGCGACGCAATCCAATCTTCCCGCGCCGCATCCTCCGCCCGTGGACTCGGCCTCGGCCAATCCGCCATGGCCGCCGAGCTTCTCAACCGCGACCGCTTCGCCACCGCCAGGGAAAACGAACGCCGCACTTTTGCTGGCAATGTCCTTGGACAAGGCACCGCCGTCCAGCAAGCCGCCAACCAAGCCTACATGGGCCGCCAAGAAAGCAATGTCGGCCGCTCACTCCAAGCAGGGCTCGCCAACCAATCCGTCGCTGCCAACCGATCCCTACAGCAAGCCCAGCTCCAGCAGCAGGCCAACCTCACCACCAACCAAAACGAACAACAGCGAGTGCTCGCCGAGGCCGGTTACGCACAACAGGCCGGTCTTTCCAACCAAAGCTTGGGTTTCCAAAGCGCAAGTCAGGATGCTCAATTTTCCCAAGCCGCAGCCCTGGCAAACCAAGACGCCTCACTTCGAGCCGCTCTGGCAAACCAATCTGCGGGTCTCACATTAGGCCAAACAAACGCCCAGCTCTTACAGCAAAGCCGCCTCGCCAACCAATCTGCCGGTCTTCAGGCGCAGCAAGCCAACCAAGCCGCCAACGCCCGCGCCGCTGAGTTTCAGCAGCAAAGCGGTCTTCAAGCCTCCTTGGCAAACCAGCAAGCCGGACTCTCCCAAGCCGCCGAGCAGGCCCGCCTGCAACAAACCGCTATTGGCGCGTCCTACGACGCATCCCAACAACGCGCCATGGCCGATGCAGGCTACGCCCAGCAGGCCAACCTCGCCAACCAAGACGCCAATCTCCGCGCCGCCCAATACAACAGCAGCCAAAACCTCGCCGCCCAGCAGGCGAACCAATCGGCCAACTACAACGCTAACTACGCCAATCAAAATTTCCTCCAAGGCGTCGCGTCGCAGAACTTCAACCAATTTTCGGGCCAGCAAAGCATGCTCGGATCCCTTTACGGCCAGCAAGCAGGCATCGCCCAAAACCAATACGCCAACAACCTCGGCCTCGCCCAAGCCAATGTCGCCCTCGACCCCTACCAACGCGCCCTCGGATCAAACATCCCCATAGCCAGCCAAGGCAACGCCGCCAATATGATCGGCACAGCCTACGGCCAGACCATGAACTACGGCAGCGACCTCTTCAACACGAACACGAACATGCAGGCGTCGATCTACAACAGCTTCCAAAACAACCAAGCCTCGTTGCAAGGAGCCCGCTTGCAAGCCGGTGCAAGCGCAGCCGCTGGACAAAGCGGCATGATCGGAAGCATTGCTGGTGGTGCTGGAGCGGCAATCGGCGGAGCGGCTATCGCTGCCGTGTGCTGGATCGCTCGAGCGGCATTCGGCTTAGAGACAGATCGCTGGCAAAAATTCCGACGCGCCATGCTCCGCCATGCCAGCGACCGCACGATCCGGCTCTACTGCCAGCATGGTCAATCCATCGCCGCCACTCTCACCACCCCCCTCCGTCGCCTTGCGGCTCGACTCACGCTCCGCTCGCTGGAATTTGCATGGAAATAATCAAACATCGCGCAGATGGCGCTCACCGCGCTTGCACCCCTGAGCAGACGCTTGAGCGCATGCGACCGCATTTCCACGCCGCAGGCATTACCCGCCTCGCCGAGATCACCGGGCTGGACCGCATTGGCATCTGTGTCGCCCAGTGCATCCGGCCAGATGCCATCGTGCTGGCCGTGGATTCTGGCAAAGGAGCCACCCCCGCCGCAGCCAAGTGCTCGGCCATGATGGAAGGCTTCGAGCGCCATGTGGGCGAGACAAGCCATGTCCCTCACTTTACGGCCGCCGCGAGCAGCCTCGGCCAAAGCGCCGAAACGCGACTGCCTCTTCTAAATGGGGCGGCATTCAATCCAAATATCCCAATCCGCTGGGGCATCGCGCAGGGAATAAAAAGCGGGGCGGCAAAACATCTCCCCCTTGCAGCCATACATCTCACTGCCCGTGGACCCGCTGACGAACCATTGGCGGCATCTATGTTTTCCTGCACCAGCAACGGACTATCTGCCGGGAATACCTATGCAGAAGCAATCTGTGGCGGGCTCTACGAAGTCATCGAGCGCGACCAAGTGGCCATAGGCATGGAAAACCCACAGCCTGTGCCGCGTGTTGATCTCGACACCATCACCGACAGCACCTTGTCTGGCATTGTCCGCCGCCTGCGACAGGCCGACCTCATGCCTGTGCTCTTCGATTGCACCTCTGATATCGGCGTGCCGACTTACACGGCTTATATCTACGACACAGAAGAGCGTGGAGTCGGATTCTACCGAGGCTACGCGGCACACCTCGACCCCGCTGTCGCTCAGTGCCGGGCATTGTGCGAAGCAATACAAGGACGCCTTGTTTATATCGCCGGAAGCCGCGACGACATCTTGCACGAACGCTACCAGGCAACGAAAGACTCCGACACCGCTCATAATCTGGGGCGACTCCTGGCAGTCAAAGATGTCGTCTCAAGCCGCGCCCACCCAGACCGATCAGGCGACACCTTTGAAGAGGATATCGACACCCTTCTGAGCCTACTCGCCGCCGCCGGCATCCCCGAGCCGCTCGTCCATGAGTTCACCCATGATTACCCTTGCAGCGTCGTGCGAGTCATCATACCGACCCTTGAAGGATACTACAACCGACACATAGCGCGTGGATCCCGCGCCAGGAGGAACGCATGAAAATCTTTATCGGCCCCACTCGCCCCGGCAATATCCCTGCCGATGCCGACATACGCCCTCCAGCGCAGCAAGGCGACATCGCCGCCGCCGCTCTCGAAGGTCTAGATACCATCCTCCTCATCGACGGCCTCTTTCACCAAAGCCTCGCCCCATGGCATAAGGAAATCCTCTTCGCCATCGAGCGTGGCTGCCGCGTCATCGGCGCAGGAAGCCTCGGCGCACTCCGCGCCGTCGAGTGCGCTCGCTACGGAGCCGAGCCTGTCGGCGTCATCGCGGGGTGGTATGCCGATGAGTCCTGCACCGACGATGCCGATGTAGCCCTTGCCCACGGCCATGCCGAAGACGGCTACCGCCCGCTCTCCATTCCGCTCGTCAACCTCCGCGCCACAGCAGAAGCTCATATCGACGAAGCCGGTCACATCCTCGCCGTTGCCCGCTCCATCTACTACCCCGAGCGCACCTGGCAGCGCCTCCGCCGCGACCTCGGCGATGTGGTGGATATCCTGCAAGCACGCTACATCGACCAGAAAGCCCTCGACGCCGAGGAAGCTATCCGCCACGCCCAGCATGTCGCCGCTCCCATCCGTTGCGATACCCCTCAGCACATCCACACGGCACATCTCCGGGCTTTGCTTGACAACGATCTTCCAACTCCCGCAGGCCGCACCTACACGCTTTTCCCAGACGCCCAGCGCCAAGCGGCGACGGATGCCAGGCTACTCGCCGAGCTCGCCCAAGCGGCAGGCATCACCATCACGCCTCACGATATCATCCAAGCCTCCCGCAGCATGTGGAATCGGCTTGGCATACAGGACGAAAAGACCGCCTCAGATTGGCTTTTAGAAAACCAAATCCCCGAAGCTGCATGGACCCAAGAGTCTATGAACGAAGCCCTGCGCACAGCCGCACGCAACTGGCTCTCCTCTGCAAGTAATTCGTTCGACGCTATACCCATCACAAAACTCCACACAACAATCCACCCCTCATAACTTATGCCATACAACCCCGCCGTAAACGACCGATCTGGAGAAATCCTCGCAAATGCCACAGCCAACGCAGCTCAAATCCGCGCCCAAGGCATGATGGCTATGGGCGAGGGAATAGGCGACGGCCTCGCCGCAATCGGCGGCGGTCTATCTCAAGGCATGGCGAAATCCCAAGAAAACCGCATCGCCTCGGACGGCGTCAACGCCAAGTTCGACATGCTCAAGGATTTTAGAAAAACCAACGGGCAGCCCCTTATAACTCAAGAAACCATCGACAAATTCGACACCATGCCACTCGGCAAGCGCCAAGCCATTGTATCCACGGCAGAATCTTTCATGGATTACGACCTCAAGCAATGGATGGTTAATACCCAGATGTCCCGCGCCAACGCTAACATGCTCGCCCAGCAACCGGCCGCAAACCAAGTCCCCATAAACACAAACGCTGCCCCCGCAGCGCAACCGCAGGCCAATCCTGCGGCAGCTTCAAAAGATTGGCACCCTCTGGTCCCTAAGCGCTAATCATTATGACACCGCAACCCAATCCCACCGCCGAGGACATGGCAGACTTCGTAACGCCCGTTGCAGAAATGCCAGCCCCACCGCCACAGCGCCAATCCAAGGGCCTGTCTTTCGATTTCAACGGCCTCATCAACCGTTTACAGACCGAGGGCTTTGATTCTCTTTCTCGCCCACAGCAAGAGCTGCTTTACCATCTCAAGGACAATCCAGACCTCGAAATGAGCCCCGAGCAGATGGCCATGTTCGTAACCGAGACCGACAAAAGACTCCGCGAGCAAGCTTCTCCAGAAGCTCAAGCACGACTTGCTAACACCCAGCTTGATGTTGCCACAAAGAAAACTGCACTTACTACTGCCGCAAAAGAATCCCAAGAAGACGCGAAAAAAACATACCAACGCGCATCCAATATGGTCTGGCTCCTTGATAATTTGAGGGGAGGAAAACGCGGAGAGGTTGCAGAAAAAAATGAAAAATGGAGGCCGCGTGTCGGATCAGTCGATGGGCGTTGGCCATCCTTACTTTCATCCGAAGAGACACTTGGTTGGAATGCTGACTTTAACAGCTTAAAGGGCATGATTAATTTGACCGAGGCACAGGCCAACCGAGGGCAGGGTTCGCTGACTGAAGGCGAGCGCACACTTATGGCGCAAGCTGCATCTTTGGGACTAGATCAAGTCCGCGACGAGGCAGGATTCAATAAAGCCTTTGAGCGCATGTATGACATGGCCGTCGAAACTCAACAGGCAAACATGAAAAAACTTTCCGGCGCCGACAAGGCCGACCCTTCATCCACGCCCGCACAACAACCCGCAACCACCGCCCCAGCCGCAGCACCGCAACCCCAGCCGCAATTCCGTAGCAAAGAAGAAATCGTCCAAGCCGTAAGCGCCGGCAAACTCACCCGCGAGCAAGGAGTTTCGATCCTCCGCTCCCAGTTCAACAACGATTTCCGATCTGGCCAATGAGCGCACTTCTTGACCCAGAAGCCTGGTTAGACGAGCAACTCGCCACCACAAAGCCCACGGTCGTTTCCAATAAAGAAATGACTTCCGAAGAACTCGATGCCCTGGCAGCCGCCGAGCTGCCGGTGCAGGACGCCCCCATCCCCCCGAACGCCTCTACGGCTATCGCCGCAAGCGGAGCGCCTGAACAGACAGGCTCACCCGGACTGATCACCGGGGAGGGGGCTCTTCCTGCAAGCGGCGATCCACGCATGGATGCCGAAGCATGGCTCGACAACGCCATCGCCACAACTCCCACCCCCCGCGCCGTCAAGCTCCCAAACGGCCGCTCCAGCTACGGCAACGACTTTCTCAAGACCATCGACACCACCAAGCTCACGCCCGAAGAATATCTTTCCATTGAGCCAGATGTGGAGGTCGTTAAAGGGATGCTTCACAATCCCCAATACACTCCCACCTTTGAAGAGTGGCAGGATTTGACCGCTGTTGAAAAGCGCCTCGTTGACGAGGGCAAAATCAAAAAACCCGGTAGCCTTGAGATGGTCGGCAATGCCGTAGGCGGCCTCGTCGTCCTCGCCAGCGACTTCATCTACAACACCGCCATCGATGCCGACGGCTCCATCACCCGACCAGGCGAAACTATTGACCGCATGCAGCAAGGCACATGGCGCGTTGCTCCCGCCGAAACTCTCGCCCGATCCCCAGCCACCATGGTCTCCGCAGGTAAGCTCGCTGGCGCTACTTTGCAATACATCGGCCAGATGATCGATGCTGATTGGAACGAACGCCCACAATATGTCGTGAACGAAACCGGCGAATTTCTCGCCAGCAGTTCACAGCTTCGCCTCCCGCCCGCAGATATTCTTGCCAAGCAATATGCTGCTCGCGGTCAAACCGTGCGCCCTATCAACGAACAAGAACTCCAGCAATTCGACTACGACCGCTTCGTCCAACGCCGCCAGACACAGAAACTCGAGGATGACGCGCTAAACAATACCACCGCACCTACCGAGTTCATCACCATGCTCCTCACTGGGCGCAACCAAGCGGAAAAGCCCATCCAATCGCAAGCACAGGTGGGCGCCACCGCAGTAGACCCATTAGCTGTGGGTCCTGTTGCTTCCGCAGGCACACGATGGGGCCTTTCGGCCTTTGGAAAAAACGCCAGCGCCAAGATGCTCAGTGGGCTGGAAAAAGCCAGCGGCGGCATCGTCCGCGCCAATGATGCACTTTTAGACCGCTTCGCCAAAACCGTCTCCGATCAGACCGGAGTCGAACTCAGCACATGGCAGAAAGGAATCGAGGCTACCAAAGATGTTGCCAAAAAATCTGTCCTTCCAGTATTGGGAGGAGCAGGAAACACAATTGCGGGAGGCGACCCATATGTCTCTGCCGCGATAGCCGGTTCATACGGCCTCTACAAAGGTGGCCTCCTCGTCCTTCGCCGCATTGAAACCGGCTCCCGCGCAGGCAAGACCATCCTTCGCGAATCTGCCGATGCCACCAACGGCCTTGACCAAGTCGCCCGACTTGCCGTCGCAGCCAATCCCGCAGTCCCTACCGCAGTCCGCGAGGTATTGGAGCGCCCATCAAACTTTATCCCGCTCGAAAGCACTCCCGCCCGCATTGCCTCCAATCCCGCATTTGGCCCCACCACTCGCGCTGTAGCAGATCGCCTTTCAAATCCCCTCGTTGTCCAAGCCGTCCGCAACACCGCCGCACTCGCCAAAGGCTCTGCCAAAGGAGCCATAGTCAACGCCCCCTTCGCCTACATGTCAGCAAATATGGGCGACCAAGAAGGTGCCGCTGGAGCTATCGGCTCCGGCCTTGCCTTTGGTGCCGCAGGTGCCGCATTTGAGCGTGTCGCCGGAGTGCGCGACCGTCGCTACCAACAAGCTGTAGGCGACATCGGCCGCATGCTCGTCGATGTGGAACTCGTCGGCGGCGATGTCAATCACCTCGTCAAAACCCGCGACATGCAGGGACTCGCCGATCTCGCCGCCATCCAAGGCTATTACCGCAACGGCTTTGATTTCGTCCCGCTCAACAACGCCGATTACAACGACAATCGCCTCGTCAACGGCCAGAAAGACATGGTCTCGCCAAACAAGAAAGGCACCGCAGGATATTTTGTCCAGACGGTCCCAGATGGTGGAAAGCCCATCATCTACATGAATCTCGACGCCACCAACCGCAACCCCCTCCCGCACGAGATCGGCCACCTCATCACCGCAGGCGGCTTGGAGAATCCTCAGAAGATAGCAGCCCGCGCCTGGGTCGATAAAACCTACGGCACCGATGGCATTAAAGCTCGAGGCGAAGAATACGCCCGCACCCTCATCCAAGCCCGCGCCGATGCCGCCGCCCGCGCCGAAGGCAAACAACCCAAGTCCATCGACATCACTCCCGACATGCTCGCCGCCGAGATAGAAAGCCTCGGACAGGACGGTCTCGTTCGCGGCGACATCACCACCATGGATTGGGCACGCGACGAAATCTTCGCCGAAACATTCGCCACAAACTCCGAGACCATGGATTGGTCCTCCATCCGCCGAGGCAACCCCGCCGGCGGAAATTTCCTCACTTTTGCCGAAGGCATCCTAGGTGCCCAAGCCCGAGGACTCATGGCCGCAGGCGTCCGCATCGATCCACAGACCGGCAAGCCCCTCGACACCCCAGCCAGACTTTTCAACGAAAACCCCGTCCTCGCCGCCGATCCCCAAATCGTCAAGCAACTCGAGACCTACAGCAAAAACTACCGTTCCTACCTCCTCGCCCCCGAGCAGTCAAAACCACGCGGGGCTCGCGTCGCCCCAAGCGGCCGCGCCCAAGACATCGCCAACACCGGCCTCGTCAAAAACCACGCCAACGACCAAGGAGGGCAGGAAAACCTCTTTCAAGTCACAGACCCCGCCGGCAACACACGCGCCAAAGAACAGAGTGAACTCAACGCCGAGCAAAAACTCCGCTCGCAACAAGTCGAAAACATTTTTGAAACCAAAAAACTCACATCGCCTGCAAACCCCATAGTCGCAAAAAAGAAACGCATTGATGGAAAACATGAAATCTTCGGCCGCCGCTTGCCACAGAATTTCTTTTTCTCAAATTCCTTTGGCCGCCACATCCGCGATTTTGCCCGCGTCTTCGAGGAAGCCATGGACTCCGGTGAGACGCTCAACACAAGCTATTTTGCCCTCCTCACCCGCTCCGACACTGGCGCTGTTCGCGTCAAAGACCTCGGCAACACCGTCCGCATCGACCGCGAGGTCGTGCCGTTCCAGTGGTTCGTATCCAAACAAAACAACATCCTTGCCGAAGTCCTCGATGTCACAAAATTCCGCAACCGCTTCAACCGCGCTGTTGCCGATGGCGACGAACCCATCGCCCGCCTCTTCGATAACAAATGGGACAACATCGAGCCCACATTCAAGAAGCTGCTCGACAACCACCGCAACAACCTCCCTGGCGAGTCCGGCCTCGGCGGAAGCGCCGTCGAGAAAAAGGATGTCCTCAACGCCCTCATCGGTATCGCCACAAACGAAAACCGCTCCCGCAACCCCTACAACGGCCGCTACGGCAGCGGCAGCGCCATTGAAAGATTCCGCCTCGACCGCATCAACGACTCCACTAAATCCGGCCGCACAGGCTACCAATTCGACTACCCCAAAGCCGCAGGCAACGCCCTCCCCGACAAGCCAGCCCCCATGCCGGACTTGTCAAGAGACCTGCCAACGCCACAAAGCCAAGCCATGCCTACCGAATAGTCGCACCAAAAAACGGTGTGAATTTTTTGTGGTCACAACCCCCAAAACCTCTCCGCCTCCGACTGCCGGACTGCCCACAATATTGTCAATTTTCCAATAAATCGGAAACCATTGACACTTTCAGTAGGTAAAAAAGTGGGTTCGAATCCCACCTCCTCCGCTCTTTTGAGTGTCAATGCAAGAGTGTGCAAAATGCCCGCAAAGGTAGACTGGGCGGGGGTTGGCGGCGATTGAAGGCGATTGCAAAAAATTGGAAGAATTTGCAAAAGTGTCAATGGATGTCAATGATGTGTCAGTATGAATTTACAGGCTCTGATTCCACGGTTTGACCGAAAGTTGGCGCGGTGGGTGATCGACATCCCGAAGGCGCTGAATGGCGGAAAGCGTCGGCGGATGTTTTTCAAGGACGCGGCGGATGCTAACAAGGCTCACGCGGAGCTTGTTTTTTCGCTGGCTCATACGGGCGAGATTCCGTCGAAGGCGGAGGATGGCGAGACGGTGGCTCATTTTGTGGCGGCGTTCCTTGCCAAAAAATCTGTGGAGGTGGAGCCGGTCACGCTGCGCCAACTTAAGTGGGGCCTTCTTAAATTTTCGGATGCGCATGGCAAGAAGCGGCCGGAGGACTTGGATTCGGTGGCGATGCGCAGGTGGGTGGACAAGCTGCCGCTCACGACTCGCGGGAGGTTCAATGTTTTTGCAGTGTGCCGAGATTTTTTCTCGTCAACTGCCATGCGGGAGAGGGTGAGCCATAATCCGTTTTCTGACGCACCGCCGAAGAAGGACAAGGGGTCGCGCTTGCCTATCCTCACGGTGACGCAGATGAGGGCTCTGCTGGAGCATGAGTGGCCGGAGTGGTTTCGTGCTTGGTTGGTTGCGGGAGCATTTGCGGGCCTTCGGACGCGGGAGATTTTTTCGATTCCGGCATCGGCGATTGACTTTGAATATGACGAGATCGTGATTCGCCATGAGGATGCCAAGCAGGGCGAGGCGGCGAGGCCGCGCTCTGCGACGATCTACGAGGCGTTGCGGCGGCACATGCCTCGCCGAGCTGCGGACAAGCCGCTGGTGGATGGGTGGAGCAAGAAACGCTGGAAGCCTGTGATCCGCGAAGCCTGCGAAGTAATCGGCGTGGATCCGCTGGAATGGCCGGCGAACTGCCTGCGGCATTCTTTTGCGAGCTACCACCTGGCGCACTTCAAGGACACGGTGACGACGGCGTTTCTCATGGGCACATCGCCGCGCCTCTTATACGAGACTTATGCCAATCAAGTATCGAGGCGCGACGCGGCGAAATGGTGGGAGCTGTAGTTTACCGCTGCGAGAGGGCGAGTGGCTTAGGATTTGGATAGAGGTGGGCGTGCGGGTGGATGAAGGCGACTTTTCTGGGGGGAGTAGCGGTGGTGAAGAAATGTTGTTCCTGGGAGGTGCCGTCCCAGAAGCGGGCTCGGAGGATTTGCACGGGGTTGCCGTTGAGGGGCCAGCCTCCTTGGTAGCAGCGCTTGAGCTCAAGGGTGCAGGGGGTAATGCCTACCACATCGCCGTTGAGGTCGACCATGGCGCCGTAGGGGAGGGTGTGGATTTCGACGGTGCGGTCGCTGTGCTTGGCTTCCCAGGCTTTTTTGCTGGCCTCAAGGTCGATGGTGCTTTTAGTGGCGCAGCCGCTCAGGAGCAGGGCGAGGGCGCAGAGAGTTAACAGAGTTTTCATGGCGAGGTCAGGTCGATGACTTGCGCCGTCCAGCCTTCTGGTAGCGGGCCGTCGTAGCTGTTGATAATCCACCATCTAAGGTCTCTGTGGAGGGCCGGATCAAGTTGTTCTGGGGCGTATGAGGGTCCTCATTGAGCCGGTAAGATGGCATGTCGGGCATGGCTTGGCCGAATATTTTAGATTTGCGATCTTCTTCCATCATGGTGCGAATGGCTTTCTGAACCATTTTAGAAAAATCGGTGGGGCAGTAGGCGTTTTCTGGTTTGGCGTTGTGCTCATCGACCATTTTTTTCAAATAGTCGTAGAGCTCTTTCGGCATCGAGATGTTTACTTTTTCTGATGCGGTTTTCGTTTTCATGCTCCTACCAGTAGCACCGATTGCCACCGAGTGCAAAATATTTTTTCGCCCTGCGCTCCTTTATTTATGCGGGTGTCAAGTGTTTTTTTCGTATGGGGCGATCACCCTATTTATTTTTTTTCTTTACCGAGTAGCACCAGTTTTATTCAGTAGCACCCATGCAAGGTGCATATGTAAAAATCTCAGTGAGTCTGCCGGACGAGGTCTACGGGTTCCTCAAGGCGAAGAGTAAAGCGGGGGCAACTCCGGTGAGTCGGTTGGTGGCTCAAGCTGTGGGCCGCATGGCCGAGCGGGATGCCAAAACCAAAAGCAAGGGGAGGGCGTCGAAATGAAGCCGGGATATTTGAGACCCGAGGAAGCGGCCCAATACCTCTCAGTCTCACTAAGCACTATCTACAACAAGAAGCGGGCCGGGCTTCTCAAATTCTACAAATTTGGCGGCTCGACCTTGCTCAAGGTGAGCGAACTCGACGCGGCTGTTGAAAAGGGAGTCCAGGAATGAAGACGCCACGACTCTACCTGTGTGAGGGCTACGACCCTTTGTTTGGGCCGGTGCGGCACATGATCCAGGCATGCGGGTTTAGCGATGCTCGGACGAAATTTTACCACCTGCATGGCATTCAAGCCCTGCATGTCTCGCTGGAGAGATAATTTTTATGGAACACGAAGTCATAATTAGACAACTGCAGTTCGCGTGGGAGTTTCTCCGCGCTATCGGCCCAGCCGTTGTGCTGGGGGTCGCAACCTACTGGGTCACCACTTGGGGGGAGGCACGATGAGCGCTTTTTATGTCACCGACACTGAGGCTCGAAAAATCGGCATGCTTGACATGTTTGGGCCCTACGAGACCCGTGCGGCTGCGGAGGCTTTTATCCGCAAGGATTTTGCTGACTGGTGGGAAGACTCAGAAACACCGCTAAAAGATCGGGATGAATCTGCATGTGGGACTTATCAGATTCTTGAACTGGTGGCCGAGGTGAGGCCGGTCGGCACTGCGTCGCTCAAGGTGAAACTGGTGGAGGAGGCCGCGAAATGAGCGTGACGCTGGGGATATCTATCGCGCTGCTGACGCTGGGTTCGTGCTTTGCGAGCTACTGCTTGGGCCGCGAGTCGATGCGCTCAGACATACGGGATTTCCATGAGCGGCGGCGCCGCTGGGAAGAATTTGATGACGAGGATTAAAATTATGAAACTGAACATAGTAACAGGAAAACTACAACGCGCCCAGCGGGTCTGCGTTTATGGGGTCGAAAGCGTGGGGAAGACTACGCTGGCGGCCAAGATGCCACAGCCGGTCTTTTTGGATGTGGAGAAGGGGACGGCGCACCTCGATGTGCCTCGCCAGGAGATCGGGACTTGGGCGGAGCTGCTGGAGGTGGTGCGGGAGCTGGCCTCGGGGAGCTATGGCTACAAGACGGTGGTGCTGGATTCTATCGATTGGGCGGAGCGCCTGTGTATCGAGGACTTGAAGGCGGAGAAGAAGATCAAGTCGCTGGAGGAGATTCCGTATGGGAAGGGCTTTACGATGGCCTCGGAGCGGATGGCTCGTTTTCTGAACGATCTGGACCGGCTCATCGATGCGGGAATCCATGTGGTGCTGATCGGTCATGCACAAGTCAAGCGGGTGGAGCCGCCTGATCAAGTGCAAGCCTACGACCGCTATGAGCTGAAGCTCATCAAGCAGACGGGGCCGCTGGTGAAGGAATGGGTGGACCACCTGTTTTTCCTTAACTTCAAAACCCGCATCGTCGAGTCGGAATCCGGCAAAGCCAAGGGCCGAGGCGGCAAAGAGCGGGTGCTCTATACGACGCACACGGCGGCCTACGATGCGAAGACTCGCTCGGAGCTGGCGGATGAGTTGCCTCTGGACTACGCGAGCATCTCCTCGCTCTTCGGGCCGGTGAAGACTCCGGTGGCGGCTGCGGCTCAGGCTTATGCGGCGGCTCAACCTCTGGAGACTTACCTCGAACCCCATGAGCAGGCTGTGAATGCCTGGCTTTTGGCGAAGGGCAAGATCACCGAGGGGCAGACTTGGCGGGATATGCCGCCAGCGCTGCGGGACCAGGTATCGGCGAGGCCGGAGGATTTCCTACAAGCGGTGGCGAAAGCGGCTGCGTGAGCGTCGAGCGCACATGCCGCGAGGTGCTGGGGGAGGACATTGGGTATTTCCTATTCAAAATCTCCCCCGATGGGGGGATCCAACGCCGATTGCGTTACGAGACCTACTCGCACAACGACATCCGCGCCTTGGGCCCCTACCTCTCGGTCTCGAGCTGCGATGAATTCAATGCCGCGTGCGACAGGTTTCTGGCCTCCCGAGGAAAAAAGACAGGAAGAGATTATTCAAAACACATCAACAAAAAGAATTATGACATCTAATATACGACACAGCATGTTGCCGAAGCTGGCGGCTTGCCCGAAATTTACCCCGACTCCTGGCGATGCCGGTCCGGCTGCCCAGCGGGGAACCGTAATGGACGAGGCTTTTCGATTGGGGTTGCAGGGCGACTATATCAAGACCGGCTTACTGCCAGAGGAAGATCGCTTGGCGGTCGAATGGGCAATTGCCCTTTTAGAAGATTATAAACGCACTGGGACTATCGAGGCTCGGGAGGAATACTTGGCGATGCATACGCCGGGCATCGCCCATGTCGGCACGGCCGATGCGCTGTGCGAGAAGTTGCGCTGGGTTGCTGATCTTAAGACGGGGCAACTAAGAAGCTACATGGAACAGCTCGCCGCCTACGCTTATGCCATGATGCACAGCAGTTTTGAGCAGGATTACACTGCCCATGTTCTCTACTGCGACCATCAGGTCGTCAAGAGCTACCGCTTTACCTTGGAACAGGCGAAGCAGATCGTGGAACGCATTATTGCGGAGGTGAATGACCCCGCAGCGGAGCCTCGGGCGTGTGACTATTGCGGCTGGTGCGCCAATCAAAATTTCTGCCCTGCCGTTGTGAAGCCTGTAGAGCAGGGGTTGGCGCTGGCAGCACAGCCAGTCACGAGCCTCGAAACGATCCTCGGCACCATCATGGATTCGCCCGAACGGATGGGGGAATTTTTCGCCCAATGGAAGATGGCCGAGAAGCTGGTGGCCGAGCCAGTGGAGAAATTCATGCGTGCTCGCCTGGAGACTGGCGCCGAGATACCCGGCTGGAAGCTCACCGATGTGAAAGGCCGCGAATATGTGGACATCGAGGGCATCGCTTGGGCCGTGAAGGAGGGGAACGCTCCGCTCGGGCAAGTCATCGAGGTCATGGGCGGGAAGATGACCGGCACCAAATTCCGCGAGTGGGTCTCGGCGATGCTCGGGACGAACCCGCCGGAGGGTCTCATCCGCACCGGCACCAGCAGCAAACAACTTCGCCAGGTCAAAGTCACCAAGAGCAAATAATTTCTTCGCCAACCTGGTGAACACCGGGGGCAGGAGACAAGGGGGGCTGCGCATCCCAAAAAACGCAGACCAAACATTATGCCTACATACCAAGCAAAAAAACCAGAAGCGCCGCAGAGCGGCAACAAATACCATGTCGAGCCAGGGGTCTATAAGTGTGAAGTTTTCACAGCAGAGGAGAAGACCAGCAAGCGCAAGCCGGATGGCACGGGCGGAAATCCGATGATCGAGCTGACTCTCAAGGTCATGCTGCCGGATGGCAAAACGGGGCCGGAGATCCGCGACTACCTTGTTTTCACCGCAAAAAGCGGATGGAAAATCGACGCCTTTCGTGCCTCCTCGGGCGAGGCTGTGCTGGAGGGCGATGCCGAACTCACCGCAGAGTCCTGCGAAGGCCGCGAGGTGGTGGCCATGATCGGCGACAAGCCGGGTGACAAGGAAGGCATCTTCTGGAACTTCATCGAATACTACCTCCACGGTGAGGAAAGGTCCGAGTTTCTCTGCGGCAAGCCTTTGGCCAAGACTGCACCTAAACACGCAACAACAACTGACGGAGACGACATCCCTTTCTGACCAATGAGAGGCGTTCTGGAATTTGATCTGCCGCAGGACCAAGCGGAGATGCGTTACGCACAGGCAGGGCTCGACGCCTTGCTGCTGCTTAACGACCTGGACCAAGAGTGCCGGAGCCGTCTCAAGCACGGCGCCGGCGCGTTTGCCGACCTCGATGAGAGCACCATCGAGCGCATTCGCGAATGGGTGCGAGGCGAGTCGGTGCGCAGGAATCTGCCGGAGTTGGAATGAGGCATGATCTGGAACCGGCCAGTCACAGAAGCGTGCAATTTCAATGCTCGCCGCTGCATGTGCCTCAAGAAGAAACGCTACGACACAAAAGAAATGGCCGCCGCGCTCTTAGCAAGGCGGCTGGCCTCGGAGAAAAACCCACCAGAATACCTGCGAGCCTACCACTGCATAATCTGTAAGGGCTGGCACTTAACGAAACAGAAAAGATGACTATCCTTGCCCTTGATCCTGGCACGACGGAGACGGCGTTTGTCCTTTGGGACGGGCGCCGGATCCTCGAGGCCGACCACCTGCCGAATGCGGAGATCCGCCAAATCCTCATTGGCCGCGAATATGACGCGGTCGCCTGTGAGATGATCGCCTCTTACGGCATGGCGGTGGGCAAGGAGGTCTTCGAGACCTGTGTGTGGATCGGGCGGTTCGTGGAAGTGGCTCGGGTGGAGCCGCGCTTGGTCTACCGGCGCGATGCGAAGCTGCACCTGTGCCACTCGCCCAGGGCGAAGGATGCCAATGTTCGCCAGGCGCTGATCGACCGCCTCGGGCCGCAGGGCACGAAGAAGAACCCCGGCCCGACCTACGGCATGCGCTCCCACCTGTGGGCGGCGCTGGCTGTGGCGGTGTATGCGGGGGATGTGAAGGAATAATAATATGATAAACAACATAAGTATAGATGCAGAGTTTCAAAACCTTATTCGACCGCTGTCGGATCAGGAACGGGCGGAGCTTCGGGACAGCCTGTCAAGGTGCGGGTTATTGTCCCCACTTATTATTTGGAACAACGAAGGCAAAAACATTCTGGTTGATGGTCATAACCGCCTCTCGTTGTGGAAGGAGTTCAATGGGTTCAACGATGAATATGAGCTTAAAACCCAAGAACTTCGTTTCGGCAACAGGGACAAAGTGAAAGAGTGGATCATCAAGAACCAACTTGGGCGCCGGAACCTTTCGCCGGATGATTACAAACTCCTCGTTGGGATGCTTTACAACCAGAGGAAAAAGGCAGCTCCAAACCCTGATGGGAAAAACCAGCATTCCGAGGTTAAGGGCCAAAATGGCACTCAACAATCAACAGCCGAACAAGTAGCCGAAGAAACGGGGGTTTCTCCAAGAACGGTCAAAAGGGCCGCAAAACTCGCCGCAAAAGTTGAGGAAATCCAGCAGGCCGAGCCGGAGTTGCCGAGGCAGGAAGTCATCACCAAAGCGAAGGAGATCATCGCCGAGGCCGCTCCTAACCCTGAGCCACCCAATCGTTCGTTGGATGAAATGCTCGCCGAGCGTTGGAATCGGTTCATCAAAGACATCCCCGTAACAGACCACACCGCCGTGCGGTTGTGGGTCACAGCAAAACTCAAGGAGGCCGCGCTATGAACCCAAGAGAATTAAAAATTAATGTGGCGAGCACCTTGGTTCGCCTTCGCAATCAGAGTTTCACGCTTCAATCGGCACTCCTTGAATTGATCGACAACTCGATTGATGCCGGAGCCAAGAATGTTCGCATCCGGGAATCTGAAAACGATTTGTTTATCGAAGACGATGGGAACGGATTTGAAGATATCTTTCGAGCCTTCGACATAGGCGAGAGCCGAAAGGTCGGACAAATCGGACGCTACGGCGTGGGGCTTAAAGATGCCTCGGTTAAGTATTCGCGGAAAACAACAATCATGAGCCGTGGCAATGCCGCTTCATGTGATTGGGATGAGGCTATGGAAACCGGCACCGCAGAAATCGTCCCAGAAAAGTGCTCTATTGATAGCACGGTCATTGCTTGGTGGGGCTTTGGCGACCTCTATGGCCGTCAAATCCAAACGCAGGAGATTCGGCGCTGCTATGCTCTGGCATTGGCCCGAAACCTCAACATCGAAGTCAACGGGGTTAAGTTGCTACCCACCGCACAGCCGGTTTTTATCGAAAGTATCGATGAGACTTTTCAGTATGAAGACAAGCGGGTTCGACTGACGGGCGGGATTTTCAACCCGAACGACGAGAACCGCAAGAACTGGGCTGGCTACAACCTGTATTATCAAGGCCGATTAATCGGGCCTGGCCGAATCATGGATTCCGGCATGGGCGACACGGCCTGCTCAAACTTTTCTTTTGTTGTGGAGCTTGAGGATGCGGATGCACGGTGGGTGCTGGCGACAAACAAGGACTCGGTGGATGGGTCGGAAGCGTTGCTGGATTACATATTCACCACCTACACCCGCCCGCTGCTGAAAAAAGCTGAGGTTCAAACTATTGATGTGGCTCTTCGGGAAGTGATCGAGGCCGTGGAATCGACCTGTTCGGTTCGCGGGAACATTACCCGAGGGCCTCGTGTGAATACGAATACTCGGGGAGAAGTTCAGAAACAAGGAAGGCCGAAGCAAAATACTTTTTCCGCAGACAGGGAAGGGCATTACGCCGGAGGGCACTTTGGAAAAATGAACGACGGTGGCTTGCGCCTTCATTTTGTTGATTTGGATAGCCCAACACTTGGAGAGGTTGAAACCCAAAGCAAGTTGTTGGTGAGCCTTAATAAGCTCAACCCATTCATCGCTGAAAACCTTTCCAACATAGCGGTAATGAAGGCTGTGGCCGTTATTATTTATTCCATGCATCGCTGCGCTCCAAACGATTTGTATACAAAGCATGTCATCGATGACGCGCTTCAAATCGCAGGGCAGAATTTAGTTAAATAGTTTTTATTTTAATGCAATACCCTGAGAAAGAGAGCGCCGTCGTCGGCTATATTAGCGTCGCTGGATTCGCCGGCGTGCCGAAGTCGGCGGTCGTGGACCCCGAGGCATTCAGCTCAACACTGAATGGGCTCTACTACGCCGCTGCGCACCGGCTGCACCACGCTGGCAAGGCTGTAGTTGGCACGACGATCCTTGAGGCCATCGAGCGGGAGCCGTATTGGCTGAGGCTCGCCGAGGCCGAGGCGAAGGCCGCCGGGATGGTCTCTTGGCAGGATGGTGTGGTGCTGGCGGATACTTCGTTGGCATTCAACCCAGCGGGCGGCGCCATCATTGCCGAATACCTTGCCGACATTTCCTCAGCCTCGAATACCCGCAAAGCAACCCGAATAGGCCGGAATCTGGCAGATGGCAGCATGCCTGTGGCCGAGGCGCTCGAGGAACTGAAACTCCTGGCGAAGCCGAAGTCGGCCATGGTCGGCGTGGAGATGCATACTTTCGAGCAGCTCTGGGAATACAAGGCGGAAGACGATTCCAGCACCTTGGTGGGCAATCGCTGGCTGTGCCGTGGTGGTCAACTTCTGCTTCTCGGGCAGTCGGGCATCGGCAAATCCTCCTACACACTCCAGCAGGCGATGACCTGGGCGCTGGGCATGCCGTTCTTTGGCATGAAGCCCAAGCACAAGCTCAAGTGCCTAATCGTCCAAGCTGAGAACGACATGGGCGACATGGCTGAAGTGGTGCAAGGCGTGATGTCCTATGTCGTCGCGCAAAGCAAGATGACGCAGCGCGAGGCGGTGGATATCCTGCGGGAAAATGTGATCGTGGCTCGGGTCACAGCACAGACCGGCGAGGCATTCATCGAGGTGATCCGCGAGCTGATCGTTAAGCACGGTCCGTTCGATCTGGTGTATGGGGATCCGTTGCTGTCTTTCATCGGCGACGACATTTCCCAACAGGCTGTGGCCAGTCACTTCCTGCGCGAGCTGTGCAACCCGCTGGCATTCGAGCACGGCTTCGCATGGGTATGGAGCCACCACACCGGCAAGCCCCAATCGGACAGCAAGAGTCGGGCGCATTGGAACGCGAATGACTACGCCTACATCGGCCTCGGCTCGTCTGAGCTAACGAACTGGGCACGCGCTATCGCCGTGCTGCAAACCACCAAGCATGAAGGAATCTTCAAGGTTCTCCTGGCGAAGCGTGGCAACCGCGCCGCTGTAGTAGACGAACACGGCCACCCGACCACGGACATCATCATCAAGCACGCCGACAAGGGACTACACTGGGAAGTCGCAGAACTCCCCGAGGAGACCCAAGAAGAGGGTAAGCCGCAGGGCAAGTCGGGCAGACCGTCCGCACTCACCGCTGTGCAAGAACTCGAGATCGTGACCATGCACGCCAAATGGCCAGAGAACAGCCGGGGTTTCTATTCCACTGCCATGAGCAAATACAAGGTCTCTCACGACACCATCAAGCGGGTCTTAAACAAGCACACTCACCCACAGAAAGCCGCCGCATAGATATGTTTTTACTACCTCCGCAAAACCTCCGCAAAACCTCCGCAATATTCCAATTCTGCGGAGCATGGATGACCTCCGCAAAATTACCTCCGCAAAATCCCCCTAAGAAGGGGGGATTGTTTTGCGGAGGAGTAATTTTTCGGAGGGGTCATTTCCAACCATCAAAATCCGCAAAATAGATTATGCGGAGCAACCACATGAACACCCCAAAAAAACAAATCGACCCATACATCGCGTGCCAAGCCTGCGGCCGCGAATGGCAAGACCACCCAGGCCTCGCTCACACCTGCCGACTCGCCACCGATCTGGCGACCTACCTCCGCTGGGCCCTCGATCATGTCGAGCCGCCCGAATACTCCCGCGACATCGGCGAGCAGGAAGTCTACTGGCAATCCGTCGAGGAAGCCCGACGACTCGTCGTCGAGGCAAGCAATTGGAAAGCACGCCAACCATGAAACCCAAACGATCCGCCAAACCCGAAACAAAGCACAGCATCGCCACCAAGCTGGCCACCGAATTCCAAGTCAGCGTCCAGACGGCCACCCAGTGGTTCGATGCCGGTTGCCCCATGGATTACGAGGAGGCCGTGCAATGGAAGCTCCAGAAGCGTGCACAAGCCGCGATTAAGTCCGAGCAAGGGTCGCAGCCCAACAAGCTGGAAAAAGCCCTACAACAGGCCGCAGCGTGCGAAGAAACAGTCAACTGGGATGCCATGTCAACCCAGTTCCGCCAGATGTGCGATATCGTCGCCGAGTTTTTCCTGATGGGCATGACGGTTACAACCATCAATACCAAGCTCGGTGTCGCCGTGCCTGTCATCAACCGCATCATCGCTAACCACCCAGACACCAAAGAGAAGGAAGCCCAAGCCCGCACCAATCGCCTCCGAGAGATCGCCAGGCTGTCATCCGATGCACTCGTTGACATGCTCGGGAACCCCATGCAACTCGCTAAGATGAAACCCGCCGAGCTCAACTTCATCCTCGGCACAGCTCAAGACAAGCTCAGAGACTCCGAAGGTGCAGCGCAGCTCACCATCAGCATTCACAACAAGATCAATGCATTGTCATTTGAAGAGCTCATCAACTCCATCCCCAAACAAGTCGATGCCATCGATGCAGAGTTCGAGTTCGAGACCCCGTCGGGAACCAGTAACAGTGCGCAGGCCCCTGTTTCAAAACCTCCGCTCAGTCTCAATAAGAGCACCGAAAACGAGCCCGATTCTGACGCGTCCGAGTAAGTCATTGCAAATCAACCCAAGCTCACTATCTATTCTAGGTGTTATCAGAAGTTATCAACCAATAATCGCCCGACAGGGGGGGGAGGGGGGTCGGTCCGCTGGCTCCGCAAAATTACCCCCACTCGTCCAGCCCCCGAAAAATTTTATGAAAAAAACCCAATCGAACAAGCAAGAAACAAAACAAGATCAACCGCCTATGCCGCCTGAGTGGCCGAGGATGGGCAAGGCCGCGCCTGGGCGGCAGCCGCAGAACCCCCGTGTGTTGCGGGTGGACCTCGACGGGGAGGTGGTGAATGTGCAGGTGCGGTCGAATACCTTCTACCGGGCGAACGAGCCGGTCTTGGTGGGGGTGGACGCCGGCGGGGCATTAGTGGCTGTGAAGCCGAAGACGAATGCGTTGTTGCACGGGGGGTATGAGGGATGAGCGCCGAAAAGCACAGCCAGATGCTCGGGCAGATCGCGTGTCTGGTTGAGGAGTTTGTCACCGCAGAAGAGACCACCCTGCAAGGAGTGGCGCATCTCTTGGCCAGGTATTTCGACCTACGAGCAAAGCAGGCATGGGATTTCGTCGATCAACTCAAAGAGGAGGCCAGCGATGAGTGACACGCCCGAGACGGACGCGCTGTATGCGCAAATGCTGGCCGAGAACCCCGGCAACTTCATTCACCTTGAGGAGTTTTTGGAACTGGCTTGCCGACTGGAGCGGGAGAGGAATGAGGCGCTGATGGATCGTGCCTCTGGAGACATTGCCACCATGACGCGCAACCACTACGAGCGCGTTATCAAAGAGCGCGACGAGGCGAGGGAATTGTTACGCATTTTGGCCGGTCTTGTTGCCTACGGCCTTGGCCAGTCAGGTGAGGAGTGGTCGCTGGAGGCCATGCGCCAAGCGACGGCTGCGATTCAAAATGCAAAATTTTTGGAGACAGCAAAATGACCTGCCCCACCTGCCAATCTGCCACCCGAGTTGTATCCTGCCGTTCTGTTGGCGATGGGTTCATTCGTCGGCGCCGGTGTGAGAACGACCACCGTTTCAACACCGCCGAGGTCTCGCACCTCGGCCCCTTTCCCTGGGCAAAGAAAACCGCGACCAAGCCCACCAAGCGCCCCAAACGCACCCGCAAGGCCAAGTCTGTGACCTCCGATTGGATCACCCGCATTAACGACAAGCTCGCCCCCCTATGACATTCACGCAAACCGCCCACCCGCTGCTGCCATTTATCCCGCCCGAACTCTTTGTTTCCGACTTCGAGTCGGCGAGGACCCTCTTGGCCGAGAGGGAACGCCGCATTGCGTTGGAAAAAGAGGATCCGATCCGCTACGGCTACGAGCCCGAGCACTGGACCAAGGCCGAAAAAATCGCCAAACGCTACCGCGACCTGTTGGTGCTGGGCGGCAACCGTTCCGGCAAGTCCACTTGGGCGGGAAAAATGGTCGTCCGCACCCTGCTCGAGAAGCCCGCGAGCCGCGTGTGGTGCTTCCAGACCACAAACGACAACTCCATCTCCATGCAGCAGCCCATCGTGTGGAATTTCATGCCCGCCGAGCTGAGAACGGCCAAACGCAGCAAGATCACGAACATCAGCTACACGCAGAAGAACGGTTTTTCCGAAAATACCGCCGTTCTTCCCAATAAATCGCAGGTGTGGTTCCGCAATTACGCCCAGGACATCACGACAATAGAGGGCGGAGAGATAGATTTAGCCTGGTGCGACGAATTATGTCCCCTTGAGTGGCTTGAAACAATCCGTTTCCGATTATTAGATCGAAATGGCATCCTCCTCGTCACCTTTACCCCCATCGAAGGCTACAGCCCCACGGTAAAAAACTACCTCCAAGGCGCGAAGACGCTTGAGGAGTGCGATGCCGAGCTTTTGCCGAGAAAAAGCGGCAAGGGATTTGAAAAAGTCCCCGTCGTCCAGGAATGCGTCACTCGCCACGCCGGCATCATCTATTTTCAGACCAAAAACAACCCGTGGGCAGGCTATGGCCGCATGAAGACCGAGCTCGCCAAGCAACCCCGCGAAAAAATCCTGTGCCGCGCCTACGGCGTCCCAGTCAAGGCCGCCGCCACGCGATTTCCCCGCTTCCGCGAGTCGGTGCATGTCGTCAAGGCCGACCAGATTCCCCAGGACGGCACGAACTACCTCTTCTGCGACCCTGCGGGCGGAAAAAACTGGTTCATGCTCTGGATTCGAGTGGACGCCGCCGAGCGGGCGTGGGTCTACCGCGAGTGGCCGCAGACCGACACCTACATCGAAGGCGTCGGCTACGCCGGACCGTGGGCGATCTCCAGCGGCAAGAAAGCCGACGGCGAAGCCGGTGAAGGGCAGAAATCCTTCGGCTTCGGCCTGCTCGCCTACAAGGCCGAGATCGAGCGCATGGAAGCCCTCGACGGGGTCAAGATTTTTGAGCGCTGGATAGACTCAAGGTATGCGAACACCACCGTCGCCGGCACCCGCGAGCAATCCACCACCCTCCTCGAGGAACTCGAAGATGTCGGCATGTCCTTCCGATCCTG